GGTGAGTTGCTCGATCATGAAGGTGACTGTCTCATCTGACTCGATGTCGAGGAAACGGAAGAGAGGTGGATGATCTTCGGGCCACTCCCTTCCCATGTATTGCATGACCTTGCTACCTATGCGATACAAGCGGTTGCGTTCGAGTGCGGTGTACATCAGTCCCTATCCCTCCATTCGCGTCGCTTCCACCCACTAGCGAAGTTCATACGTATCCTCGCTACCCTGGCCTTGAATCGACTCTCGTTCTCCGCTAGTAAAGCAAGGCTAGTGGTTGCAGTACCATCGGGTACCTTGGTTGGCTCTCTGCGTACATTGAACAGGCGTGGGTATCGCTTGGGTATGACCACTTCGACACAATAGATGCATTGTGTCTCCTTACATAGCGGAGGCTGGTGATACATGACGCATGTCCAGAGAGGTGGACACTCACACTTGATAGGCCAGCCGTTGTGTCTCTCACCACAGCGCAGACAGGTTACCCTGCGGATGCGTAACCCCTTGGCAGGGTCGTGTATTCGTATCGTCTGACCTGCTCTACCTAGGAGTAGCAAGTGCCCGAACTCTGATCTAACTCGCATTAGTTCCTATCCACCCTTGACTGTCGTCGGTGTGGACCCTCATGTGTAGAGTGACCGGCCCATGTATGAGCATGTAGTTGAGGATGCCTAGCTCATACTCCCAGTGTAGCTCCCAGTGGTGTACCCTGAGGTACATCCACATGGCCCATAGAGGTGTGTCTTGCAAGCGTACCAATGCCCGCTCACGAGGTACACCTGATGTGAGTGCGTCGAGGTATGTGCGGTGATGTGGCAGGTTGAGGTCACCTCGTCCGTACACGTCATCTTCCATGATGGTATAGCCAGGTAGCTGTATCACTCGGAAGATGTGAGTCACTCATGTACCACGTCAGCATCACCCGCACCCGGCGAAGGTGAATCCACGTCTGCGCCCACCATCCTGCTATCTCCTGAGTAGAACGGAGACTCTTGGATACCCGGAGCTGGCTTAGCATAGGCATCAGCTAGCTGGTCAACGTCACACTCAGGGCAGAAGGTCATTTCCTCAGCCGCTGCCACTATCAACGCCGGGCTTGTCATTGAGCCGATAGCTAGAGTGGCAGACCTGAAGTAGTACATCTCCCTCGTGTCTGTCAACTCCCACGCATTGGCGCATGTCTGGCAGTAGATGAACTGGCTTGAGTTGTCTAGCGTCATGCTTCCCCCTTGGCATGTGGTATGTGGGTATACCACAATGTAACCCCCACTGACCTATCGGGTCAAGCCCAGCCATGCAAGTCAAGGCGTGACACCAACCAACAACCATACCAGTGGAATTTGGGGGGGTGTGTGTACCCTCGTGAGTGAGTAAGGTGTTCAACTAGATATAAATAAAAAGTATATATATATATGAAGGATAACCTCTCTTCGATCCGCTTGACCTCTCGCGTAAGCCCCATCAGTCCAATGGCCTGGTTGTTGGTTGTTGTGTACCCCAGATCCTTATTAGCCACTTGCCCGCGAGCAGGTGTTCATTGGGTGAACAACTTGGGGGAGATAAGATTCGTGTAACTAGAATAGCGCGCAGGGGGTGCCCTCACCCCTCGCTCACTTCAAGGGCTGGCGTCTGCTGATGTGCTCTAGTTGTTTCTACCGTTGCTGCTGACTAGGGTGGTGCGGAACACGGTGGTAGATCAGGTGTTAGCTAGCGGCGATGATCTTAAGCCGCGCTTCCACGAAAGCCCGCTGGCTCTCGGTGAACCCTTGTTCGTCCACTTCTTCTACCGTAGCGGTGGGAACGTATGCCGTCCCTTTCGCTCCGTCAGCCACGAAGGCTTCGGCGTATGCTTCGGCTGCTTCGATGTTAGGAAGCCGCTCCCGCAAGCCCGTTGCCACGTCAACCGTCCACTGTGCTACCGCGCGGTTAATCATCCGTGGAACCGATCCGAACATGCCATCGATCAACTCTACTTCGTCGATTGCTGTCGGAACCTTTCGACCGAAATCGTGTGAGATTCCGCCCGTCGGCTTACTGCTCCAAGTGTGCTTTAACATGGTAAACTCCTCATTAGAGAACTGTGAGTGTACCGTGCCCGCACCACCCATGTTGTCAAACAGCCATGCCCGCCATGTGATCCGGCGAACATGGTGAACCAACATGCAATTGCCATGCCACGAAATAAACGGGGCGGATACACGTCTTTCGGTATTTGTTCGGTCCGCTGGGTGCCAATGTGACATGACAAAACGGCGCGAATCATGCCATGTTGACATGCGGATGTGTCACCGATTTAGGACACCGCGGCGGAACCCCGCATCCCCCCATTGCAGCGCCCATCCCCCAGAATGCCACTACGAGAATGTCTAATTTTTTTAAGACTACCCTACTCTATTCGGTGAGGTGTTCAATGGATGAACAAGTAACGTAATCATCGGGACGCGGGGACTCGCTCCGCTCGCTGTTCCACGCATATCCACGGTCACAGTCGATCCTATCAGGACACTTTTCCGTCCTCTCTTGACATTTACATGTGAACCTGTTATGTTGGGTAGACGGTCCTATTCCGTCCTATCTGTTAGGGAACAAGTGATGAAGAATGGCAACTGATCTACTCCCCACGATGAACGGGGACAAGGCCTGGAGTCCGGAGAAGTGGAATCCACGCCACAGACTCATTGTCGCCCTACACCTAGCAGGGGATAAGAACAAGGAGATAGCCAAGAAGCTCAAGCTGTCTCAATCCCACATCTCCCTCATCCTTAGTGATCCTCGTGCTGTCTACGAAATTGAGAACCTCGCACAAAGTGTTGCTGACCGGACTGTTGATACTGCTCTCCGGCTCAAGCTATATGCTAACGAGGCACTTGATGAGATCGTCGAGGAACTGAGAACCTCCCGGAATGAGAAGGTTAGACAGACTGCTGCTTTCGGCCTTCTTGATCGTGCTGGTTATACACCTGTTCGCGAGAATAGTGAGGAAGCTCCTCCTACTCTTCCCGAGGATGTTGTTGCTAGAATGGAGGAGACTACGAGAGAGCTGGTCGAGTACGAGGGATCGTATCGAGAGGTAGAGCCTAAGGAGAAGGAGCCAGCAGAGACAGTCGACTCAGCCTATGTAGACGGGATAGGTGCTCCGAGAGGAGAGGTTGAGGATGACTGAAGGCATTAACTCTGAATATGAGGTAACCCCTCCTGAGAACCTACCGAAGAAACCTACCAAGGTCAATGAGGATACTCGGCAACAGATGCGGGAGTTGGGTAAGAACAACCTCTACTATCTTTGCAAGGTAATCCTCGGCTATGACAAGCTAGTTCCCCACGTTCATATGCCTATGTGTGAGTTCGCTGACACGGTGAAGGTCAACCGTCGACTCAAACTCATGCCTCGGACCCACTTCAAGACAACCATCTGGACGATCGCGTTGTCAATCCAGGACATCATCAAGGATTGCAACGTCACTATCCTCATCGTAGCCGATACAGGCACCAACGCCTCTCGGTTCATGAGGGAGATACAGCAACACTTCGAAATGAACGAGTTGTTTCGATGGCTGTACCCTGAGTTGATACCCCCAAACTTCACGAAGGCCACCTGGTCGCAGACAGAGATGATCGTACCGAGGACTAAGGTCCGTCGGGAGCCCACAGTTGATGCCATTGGCGCTATGGGTGGTATCGAGTCACGGCATTACGACATCATTCGTCCAGATGACCTCGTAACTGAGAAGTGTATCCACTCTGACGTCGAGATGGACAACCTGAATACGTGGGCTGGAGGTCTAGAGTCACTTCTCAACAATGAAATGACTGGATTGATCGACTTTACGGGTTCCAGGAAGAAGAAAGGGGACCTGTACGAGGTTCAGACCAAGAGATACAGCGATGGCTACGAAACTCAGGACATTGGGCCTCATGCAAGCCAGGCTGGCGAGCTAGCAACGTTCTGGAGGCGTGATATTGAGGACGGGGTGCCAATCTTCCCCGAACAGAACTCAATGCGCTTCCTGATGCGGTTAAAGAAGTTCGATCCGCAGAGATACCACGCTCAGTACGCTAACAGTCCGAAGGGAACGGGGCTCAACACGTATAACGATGAGCAGCTTCGCTTCTGGCGCTGGTCTGATGACCGTAGGACTATCATCTGCTCCCATGAGGGAGAACAGTTCCTTAGACTGTCTCCTTGGGGTGGTGAGAGGATCATAGTCTACGATCCATCAAGGGCTGAGCATAAGGGATCATCGCAGAACTCGATCATAGTGATCCTCAAGGGCTATCCACTACCCTTCCGGATTGTGCTGGAGGCCCACATAGGTCACTATCCTCCTGATGAGGCGATCAACCTTCTATTCAGCTTGAACAAGAAGTGGAAGCCCACGATCGTATCGGTTGAGCATCGAGGGTTTCAAGGGGCAGTGAAGTACTGGGTCGAAGAGAAGGCGGAGCGGGATGGGCTGGATGTACCTCCGATCGTCCTGTGGCCTCCGAAGGGATCTGAGAAAGCACAGTGGGCTAAGGATGAGCACATCAAAGCTGTCCAGCCTCTAGTCAACTCGAACCTAGTTTGGTTGCATAAGTCACAGACTGAACTGGTTGAGCAGTTTGAGTTCCATCCGAACGTACGGTACGATGATGGAGTGGACGCATTCTCACAGAGCTTGGACTACTGGCCGGCTCTGATGAGTGAGGCTGAGATGATGGAACATGCTCAGACCGAGAGAGACTACATCGAGACGAACATCGGAGTCATACCCATACTTCGAGACGTGGAGAAGAAAGCTTGGGATGAGAAGGCGTACTTGAGTCAGCTGAATGCTACTGGCTACCGCACTCATACGGGAAAGTAACATGCCACACGAAGAACAGTCAATCTCTGCGAATCAAGACCCTGACAGGCTGCGGGCTATCCTTGAGTTACTAGCTCAGGCTGCGTCACCAAAAGATCCGAGAGAGGAGTTGCTTGAGTCTCTGTTCGCTCAGCAGGATGCAACGGACGTATCGAATCGAGTGACGGGAGATCAAGAGGAAGGGTCGGTGAGGGACTTCCTTGCGATGCTAGGGGAGACTGCTATCGACTTCACTCCAGGCATTGGTGATGCTAAGGCGATAGGCCTTGATGCCCCTGAGCAGTTTGCATCAGGTCAGAACATTGCTGGGATCATCAGTATCCTTAGCGCTATCCCTGGTCTAGGGTTTTTCGGAGATCTGGCCCGTCGAGGCGGTAAGGGGCTAGGGCGGGGAGGAGCAGAGCTTACTACTTTCTTTGATGACGTCGTTGCTGCAGGTAGAACAAGGGATGCTCGGGGGACGGTAGGTCAAGGTACTGGGAGGGCAGGAGGTGATCTCGAAGGTATTCGTTCAGAGATCTTTCAGTCCCTCAAGAAGGAAGACCCTTTCGGGGATCAGGCTTTATTGCATGAGAAGCTGATTGGTCAGATCGAGGACTCGGCTCGACGGCGAGGTGCAACGCCCGTTACCAGGGCTGACTTCAATGTGAGTGGTCGGGTAGATGATGCACTTAGCAATCTGAGGATTGGACAGGAAGGCTTGAAGGTAAGAGACGCAGATCAAGCCGAACTGATTGAGGTACTTCGCAGGTCCCTAGATGAACTCTTTGGGAACTAAGGCGTTCATTCGGTGAACAACTATGGCCACTAAACCTACCATCGCAGGCTGGGAGTGGGAGTATGATTCGTCTACTCCCTCGGTCGGGGATGGTATAGCTATTGGCACATGGGTCGACTCGAAGCCCGGAGGAGGGACCAACGCTGTTCAGAGTCAGGGTGTTGTCAGGATGGGACTCATCGGCGGGCCGAATCAGTGGAGCGATGATGAGAACGGGATTATCTTTGATGGTCTAGATGGCCCCTCCGATACCATGACCTTCAATCCTGCGAACATGTTGCTGTCTAGTATCACCCTCTTTGCTGTAATCGAGACCACTGATGTCTCTCTAGGATGTGCCATCATCGGGACCCCAGATGGGATCAACCCTGAGACGGGTATCTACCTGTGTGTCTATCCTGATGGTTCAATCCACTTCATCATCGGGAAGAATGGAGCGGTACAGCATCGGGACATAGGATCAGCTGCAGGGCTCTTTGTTGATGGCTCTCGGGCTTTCATCACGGCTCGGCTAGACACTAGTACAAGCATCAAGACTTTGATCCTTCGGGTCAACGGGGTAGAGGTGGCTAGCTTCTCCGGTACAGACCTGGGATCAGACTTCTGGTTTGGGCCTAGGATTGGTCAAGCTAATCTCACCGGCATAGGGAACATCACTGGCGAAAACAGGAACATGCCGTACATCGGTGGCTATTCGACCGCAGCGTCGGATGCTGAAGTTGCTGCGATGGAATCGTATCTGTTTGATCGGTTCGTTCGTGTGTTCACTATCTGGACTCCGTTCCCTCCTGTGGGGCTTCAATCGCCTTCCATAGAAGAGGCCAACGGAGTCACCGTAGGAGTTACTGACTTTAGTGAGTTCGCTGAGCAACTCGGTGTACTTCCCTCAGGCATTACAGCATACGGGATCAGCAACACACCGGTGACTACGGTAGGCATCGTCGATGACCCTCAAGAGGGCCACTATTTCTTGATGGATGGGCAGGGCTTCAAAGGCTTCGGCTACGGGCTCGATGCGTTCGATGGTTTGATGGGTCTAGCGGGCGGTGAGCTTCTGGCTCGCGTCTGGCTCGAGATCCCTGTTAACGGCCGCAAGCTCCTGGGTCCCGCAGCTAGTATGAAAGGGTTTGTTGCTGAGGGAGGCCTTGCCGACTTCGACCACTGGTGCGGCGCGCTCTTCCGTCTAACGAATCAACTCAGCGGAGCGTTCACCACTAACAATGGAAGCTCATCCAACTCGCTTACGGACCTCACACAGGAGGCCTGGCAGGATGGGGCCTGGGTTTGGGTCAGGGTTCGCAGGGTGCAGAACGACATTCTCCCCGCCACCCAAGACGACTGGACCATCACGGCCTGGCATGGAGCACTGGCAGATGAGCCCGCTGTACCAGACGGCGAGGCCATTGGAGTGGTTCGAAGCGTGCCCTTCGCCGATGATGCTATCGGCTGGGCGATGCCAGGAAACGCCGGAGCTGAGACACAGCAGCGGATTGCGTTCCTATCATTCTCAAGCGATCCTTCGCTCCTCCCGCCTCCGACAGAGTTGATAGACGATAGAACACCGTGGGCGAGCTTCCCTCCTGTAGGGCCTGTGTCAGGTGCCCTAGGTGAGATTAATGGAGCTATCGTAGGAGCTTCCGACTTCAGCGAGTTTCCTTTGGCTAATGGTCTGCCTGCTGGCATTACCGAGTATGGGATTGGGGCAGGATCACCGACCGACGTGGCCATCGTCAACGATCCTCTTGAAGGCAACTACTTCGAGATGACCGGGATGGCTAACTTCCAGGCGGTCTTGTACGGGTTCGGGATAGACAGCTTCGACGGACAGATCGAGTTCGGGGAGCTGCTGGCTCGGGTATGGCTTAACATCAACACTGATCTCCAGTGGGGCGGTGGGCCTTGCTTCAGATTGTCGGGGCTTATCGGTGAGCCAAGCCCTGACATGCAGGCAGGGGGCAGTACAATCCGTCGAGACGACAGTGGTCCTGGCTTCTGGGACGCACAAGCGAATGAGACACGGCTAGGTACGGTCTTTGTCAACATCAACAACGTGAACATGCAGGAGCTTCCCCAGAACGGTGCGTGGCTCTGGATTCGACTTCGTAACACCGCCAATCTGGCCTTTCCAGATCGGGACGATTGGCAGGTGACCGCGTGGCATGGTGCCTTAGCGGATGAGCCCGCGAGCCCAGATGGGACCGTTACGACTGTCACCCCCTCGTCCCGCAACGGCAAACAGGCTATAGGTTGGTGGGCGTTGTTTGCGGGTACTGCTGAACAGAGGATTGCGTTCCTTTCATTCACCAGTGATCCTCTACTTGCACCACCCCCTACGGACATCTTAGAGGTTCGTACTCCGTGGTCGAACATTCCGGCGGTATCCCCAGGGACATCCTGGGCTAACACTACACCTTAAGTAAGGAGTTACCATGCCGACGCAATCGTTCCCGAAACACCTGAAGGGGAGGGCAGCTACTCAGGCCACCGATGAGGCCACCGAGGTAGAGGAAACAGCACTCAACATATCGACTGCTGCTGCCAACACCGCCGAAGCCCTAGGGATCGACCTTGCGGATCTCGAGGATCTGGTTGGATCGGGGAAAGATGGCCTGATCACCGTAGCCGATGTGAAGAACTGGGGCAAGGAGCCTGAGGAGGGCTGATGCCAACCAATATCATTCCCAAGCCTGTAGCCGAGCTGAAGGTTCTTAAGGAGGAACCCGCGGCTGAGGCTGAGGCTCCTATACAGCAGACTCCTATATCTGCTATGATCCCCAGTGTCATGTGGGATCCTATCTGCGAAGAGGTGACGAACTTCGTACGGGACGAGATCTATCGTGCCCAGAATGAGAGAGCTGACTTCGAGCGGAAGCTGGCTCGGTGGAAGTTGGTCTACGATGTACCGATGCCTGAGGGACCCAAGACGTTCCCCTTCTTCGGTGCATCCAATCTTACCCTGCCCGTCGTCAAAGAGGCAGTCAACACTCTCACTGCTCAGCTAGTTCAGGCGACCCTGACTGCTCGTCCCAGGTGGGTGCTGCAGGATCTAGCTGAGGAGTGGGAGCCCTTTATCGACGAGATTGAGACCTTCATGGACATAGCGTCTGAGAGGGACATGAAGCTCGGTACTACCTCTGTACCCTGGATTATCGAAGCTGGTAAGATGGGGACTTCGATCATGGAGATCGGATACGACGTTAACGAGAAGGAGATGTTCCGGATCACTGCTGATGGGACAGGAGTGTATCCTCATACTCTCGTAACTCGAGATGGCCCCATCACCTACAACATGGCGTTGGAGGACTTCTTCATTCGCTTTGGTGAGTCAGATATCCAAACGGCTCGGTGGTGTGGCAAGAGGATTCGTCTCAATGAGATAGAGATCCAGGACCAGGAACGGAATGGACGTTTCGCGAAAGGTACTTGGGAAGCTCTCAAGCCTAAGCAGCCTGACAGTAGCCGAGACCCTGTAGGGAAGCGTCTGCAGGAGGACATCGAGGAAACTCAGCCGATCGAGAGATTGGAGTACGTGTTCTACGAGATCTGGTTGTCACACAACTTGAAGCCTAAGGCGGCTGGCAAGCCAAAGATGACTGAGATCGTCGTCTATTACAGCGAGACGCTGCAGAAGATCGTAGGACAGAAGTTCCATCCCTTCTGGCATGGGAAGCGCCCCTTTGTGAAGCTGGTGTATTTCCCTGTCGAGAACAGGTTCTACGGCCAAGGTCTGTGTGAGATGCTGGAGCAGATCCAGGAGGCCATCAGTGCTCGCTACAACCAGAGGTCGGACAACATTACTCTGGCCAGCTTGAAGATCTTCCTGAAGCGGAAAGGAGTGCGGGCTCTACAGCCTGGTGATCCGCTGTACTCCGGTAAGATCCTGGAAGTGATGGACGTACATAACGACATCCGTGAGATGAGGATCTCTGAGATATATCCCTCAACTGTCAACGAAGAGATAATGCTCAGGGACTATGGGGATAGGCTAGCTGGGACTAACGAGGCGATATCTGGAGCCGCTCAACCAGTGACTCGGACTACCGCATCGGCCCAGCTAGCCCTTCTCCAGGAACAGGCAAAGCGGATCGATCTGACTGTGCGGTCAATCAGGAACGGAATGAACGAGGTAGGGATTCAGGCTATGGATCTTTACTTCCAGTATGGAGTGAATGGGAAGGGTCTGGCCTGGATGGGAGAGCGTGGTAGGACTGTCGAGGCTGTCTTTAGACTACCCAAGCGGGTGGTGGAGTTGGGTCTGGCCTTGAAGGTTCAGGTTCCCACCTCCCTGCAGAATCGACAGGTCAAGCGGGAGAACTCGATTGCGATGTTCAACCTGTTGACCAACCTCTATCAACAGATGTTACCCCTAGCACAAGGATTGGCACCTGATGCACTCCCAGCGGTGGTATCGGCGATGGTGGGCGGGGCTCAGAAGTTTATGGGCGACGTCCTGGAGACGTTTGACATCTCCGATCCGGAAGAGGCGCTTGCAGGCCTTACGGTCCTTGAACGCCTCCTTCCTCGGCCAGAAGACCTGGGGGGATTGGAAGCTTTCTCCCGCGGAGTTGAAAGCGCTGAGATCCTTGAAAAGCTCTCAGGGCTGGATGATCTATACCGCGAGGCTGAAAGACTTAGGTCTCGAGACACTGGAGTACCTGAGCCTGGCGGAGAGCCACCAAGACTTCCTCCGCCGGCAAGGAGCACTCGAGAACTGGACGCGAGTATACTCCTTGGTGGAGAGCCTGACGGAGGTTAACGAAACTACCTTTGAGGAGTATGTCGCGAAGAAGATGAAGGAAGGGATGGAAATGATGGAGAAGGATCAGCCTGAACTGGCTGCTATGCTCGCGAAGGAGATGTAACCCACTACCCTCGTCGATGAGAGGAAGAAACATGGCTGACGAACCAGTTGTACCACCTGAGGGAGATCCGCCTGCGGACCCTCCGAAGGAAGGAGATCCACCTGCTGCGCCCCTGACGATCTCGTTGGAAGCGCTACCAGAGGATCTGAGGGACAGACCAGAAGCCGAGATCAAGTTTCTCTTGGAGCACATGGTCAACACGTTGGGAAGTAGGAACAATCAGGTAGACGAGTTGAAGGATCAGATCGCTGAGCTACGGGGTGCGGTGAGTGTTGCTACACCTCCTGCCACGCCTGATCCTGACGACGACAAGCCGATGGAGGAGTTGATCCTTGAAGACGTTGACAAGGCCCTGGATCGCTGGGCTGCAAAGCGTGGATACGTCAAGGGGATGGGAGATCTCTCTGAGCGAGTTGGGGAGGCTGAGTTCTCGATGGTGTCAGCCGGTTTGGTTGACTTCGCGGAGCATGAGCCTGCCATTCGCAAGTTGCTCAAAGAGGGTAACCTGCCTGCCAATCGGCAGAACATCATGGGAGCTTACACCATGGCTGTGGGCAATGCGGTGCTCGAAGGTAGAGCGAGGGATGCAAGAGCTAACGAGGGAGGTATTCCTCCTAGCAACACGCCTCCTCCACCGCCTGCCGATGGTGAAGCAACAATGAGCGAGCTTGAGACTGAGGTTGCTCGTGCTCACGGTATTACTGACCCGAAAGAGTGGATCAAGTATCGTGATGGTGTTGGCCTTGACGAGCTGAAGCTCCCAACCTGAGGACGATGAAATGCCGAAAATGACACCAGACGCCTTGACGCCCGATAGGGCGACTCCTCCGAGAGAGGAGAAGGCTAGAGCCCCTCACACACGAGTCAAGAGTGGGGGTAGAGTTCAGAAGCGGCTCAGGCTGCTTGCTGACATGTACATAGCGTTGAACCCACAGCAGGGTGTACGCTTCGTATTCCATCCGGAGAACAAGCCGGATCTATCGAACGTGACTAGCCGACATATCGACGGATATAGGATAGTCTACGTGAAGGACCTTGGTGCGGACCTCGCTGAAATCCTGCCAGGGATGAAGCCCGAAGATCCTGTAAGGGTCGGAGATACGGTGATGATGGGTATTGCCAGAGACCTGCAAGAGGAGATGAGGGACGAACTTGATGCCGCCGCCGATGAGGAGAGGAATCGAGTTCAGGAGGAGTTCTACCACTCCATCGATGAGGTTACTCTCGACAAGGGGATGAAGGACAAGTACCGAGCTCGGCCCATGGGAGAGAGTGTGACGGAGCTGGTAGAACAAGAAGTTGATGGACCTGAGACTCATCGTGAGTCTTAGGAATCTTTTTCATCGCTAGGAGACACAATGGCTCTTCCTACAACCCCTAATAAGGGTAGGAGGATCCGACGCTTCCCTCTCGAAGCCGCTGCGACGTTCGTAGACGGTGCGCCTGTTCTGCTTGACGCAGCAGGTGAAGTGATCGAGGCAGGAGCGAATCCGGCTACAATTCTGGGCTTTGCGGCTCAGGATGCGGTGTTGACTGAGTTGGATCCAGATCCTGGGTTCTGCTTGGTATTCGTCGCGTATCCGGATAGTACTTTCCTTATGGACGGTACTCAGGATCCGGTCATTGCTGACGTCGGAAGTGCTTTCGACCTGGATGTAGATGGTGACGGTGTGGCAGAGATCGACACCGCAAGTGGTGCGGCTGCTCGTCTGCTCGTCGAGGACATCTACTTCAAGGGTGAAGGACCAGAAGGCCAGTTCGAGGTCAGCGTCTTGGCGGCGAATCGTCAGTTCCAGGTCTAGGAGAGAATCATGACTGTTGTTAGAGGGCAGTTCGACGACCTCTTGCGGCCTGGCGCTCGTAAAGTCTTTATCGACGACTACAACGAGTTGCCGGCGATCTACCCTGGCATCTTCAATGTCGATACGTCTGGAAAGGCGTATGAAGATGACTTGGTAGTCACCGGAATGCCGATCGCTGTCAAGAGACCCGAAGGAACGCCGATTGCTATGGATCGGCCGAGGTTCAGAGGGAAGGTCCGCTACATCCACACGGGGTTTGGTCTTGGGTATGAGATCACCCGCGAGGCTGTCGAGGATGACGTTTACGGTGCGCTGAACAGTCAAGGCGCCGCGAACCTGGCTCGCTCGATGAGAGAGTCGGAAGAGGTAACCGCTCATGCTGTCTTGAATGGTGCTTTCACGACCATCCTGACGTATGACGGAGTGAGCTTGATCAACACGGCTCACACTGGTGTGGGGTCGCTTACCTTCACCAACCGGCCGAACCCGGAAGTGGACCTGTCGACGACTGCCCTCAAGGGGTCGTTGGAGCGGTTCATGGATCTCCGGACGGACCGAGACTTGAAGGTCAACATGATGCCGTCGACGGTACTCGTGTCGATCTTCGGGTGGTTCCAAGCTCTGGAAGTCTTGCAGACGCAGATCGTTACGACTACGCTTGCAGCCGACGGTATCGAGTCTCTCGAGGCCGTGAACGTCATCAGTCGGCAGGGCTTGACTCCGATGAAGTCGCAGTATCTCACGGATGCGGATGCCTGGTTCACTTTGGTTTCCAAGAACTCGAGGTCCTATCCGTTGCAGTACTTCTGGCGTTCGACTCCGCAGGATGTGAGCGGTTTCGAGGGTCGCGAGCAGATCAGTTGGTTCGGTATCCTCGCTCGTAACAGCGCGGGTTCGACTGACTGGCGTGGCATTGACGGGTCGACTGGTATCTAACCAGTTGTTCATCCGGTGAACAAGGCGGACCGATGACTGCTGTTTTGCTTCGGAGTGTAAAGAAGGGATCGACAGGCTGGATATGTCTGAGGAGAGGCAACCGTCTGAAGGTCTCTGGGATGGAGGAGGGAGATCGTTTGACAGCGGCCTTCATACCTCCGGGAGAAGAACTGTCCATCGATGAGGACGGTTGCTTTCCTTTCCCTACCGGAGCAGAACATGTTCAACTGGAGCACACGCATCTAGGGGCGAGGACTAACGGTAGCGGAGTTAACGTGGATCTCGTACAGGTGAAAGTCTAATGGGAGTTCTAACGCTATTACAGATCCGGACTGAGCTGGACTCCTCTATGGGTTCCAGGTCGAACGTTGACGATACACGCCGAGACGTTTGGATCAACTTGGCGTATACTGACATTGCGAGTGGAATTGACTTCACTGAGCTAGACGACGATCTAGCCATACCCACGGTACAGGGACAGAACAACTATGCAGCACCGGCCGACTCCCTGATCGTGCAGATGTTCCGTGATGAGGACAACGACAATCTTCTAACCTGGATACCGAACAGTGAGTACTTCAGGTTGGATCGAACTCAGACTCCAGAGGCGGCTCCGGCTCGATGGACCAGGAGAGGGGATGAGTTGTTGGTCTTCCCTAATCCCAATGGAGTTATCAATCTGTTGGCGATGTTCAAGCAGACACCGCCTCCACTGGTAGGGGATGGAGCTGTAACCATCCTGCCCCCATACGTGGATAACGGGGTGCTGCTTCTAGGCATAGCGTATGGCTTGCTGGCTGTAGGTGAAGATGCAAGAGCAACTACCTGGGCTAACCGAGCCGTATCTTACTTAGGTAGTCGATTGACTGGACAGGACTTCTCGTTCCTCCTGGGCGGGTTGACACAGACTCAGCCTACAGCTTCCGATCCGGTGGAGGGGTCAGCAAGTGGGACTTGAAACACTAGGCGGATTTAGAGATGGGCTGAACCTGGCCCTTGGTGAGAAGCGTCAAGGTAACGAGCGACTTGATCAGTGGATCAATGACGGTCAGGTCGAACTGTTCGGTGAGCTGGATATCCAAGGCCGGAGACAAGGCGCTACTGCGGATACTATCATTGATCAGAAAACGTATGACGTTCCGCTGGATCTCCTTGCGATGCTCTCTCTACGGATCAACGAAGTGAACAGGAGGTTGATCAAGACCTCGGTTGAGAACTTTGAGTCATTCGACGATACGAGAACAGGGACTCCGACTCACTATCAGAGGGCAGGTGCTTTCATTAGCCTCTACCCTCTACCTGATGCTATCCAGACAATGCAGATGTTCTTTGTCAAAGAGCCTCCTTTACTGGCGGCGGCCGGAGACGTGACTGCACTTCCTGCGATGTATGATCGAGTGATTCATCTGATCTCGCTGAGGAACGCGTTGATAGACTTGGAGGAGGATGAGAGAGCTACCTTCACGTTCCAGATCGCCGAGAACAAGTTGAGAAAGCTGCCTACTGAGGAATGGCTGGAAAGTCAGAACCCTCAAGAAGGCATTGCAATCGCTCGGTCCTTCCGAGACCTGCAGGAGGATCCTCGGATGGGTGCAGATGAGACATTCCGAGGGAGAGTCCTCCTGTGACCGAGAGTGGACGCTTCTTAGCGGAGGAGGTCTTTCGCCAGGCCTGTTCGGGACAGATCCCTAGTGAGGGTGACTTCATCGTTCGTGGGCCTAGTGGATGGTTCTTTGGGAACTCGAGTGGGCCTTCCTCTCCTGAGGAGCCCACAGACCCAACCGCTCCTGGGGGCGGCGGAGGCGGGGGTGCAACCAGCTTCTCTGATCTACTCGGTAACATTCTGAATGTACAGGTAGGCACATCGGCTGTTACGCAGCATGAGGCATCGTTGGAGATCTTGTACTCTCAAATGCTTGGCTTCATACCGGATAGCCAGGTTCCGAAGTCTGCTGTGATACAGTGGGGAGACTATATAGCGGTTGACTCTCGCAATTTCAAAGGCGAGTTGTGGGACTTCGTTCTTAGCCAAGTAACGACGGCTGTTGAAGAAGAACGAATCCCTGCCTCTGCTGTACTTCAGTATGTTAATGAGATTCTCGAAACTCCGATGTTTAGCTACATGTTGAGTAGAGTAACCAGTCATATTCCGTGGACTTCATCTGACCGTTGCCTAGCGAATGGAGCGCTCTCCTAATGGCCAAGAACACCGAACCAATCTTCACTAAGAGCCCTCTCATTGGGCAGGCTGCGATCGTCGTAGCGAACCCCAACCTCGATGGTACAGGTACTATCGTAGAGGTCGTGAACGGACAGACTGAGGGAGTCCGCATCGACCAGATCGAGGTTAAGGCAGAGGTCACAACGACTAGCGGGGTAGTCAGGTTGTTCCTATCCTTCGATAGCGGAGTGACGTGGTTCCTGTGGAGAGAAATCTCTGTGCAACCTATCATTCCAAGCGCGGTACTTCCTTCGTTCCGTGGCGTGAT